ATACGATCGAGGCGCAGGCCCGCGATACCGTCGAGGAAGGCGCGCAGAAGCAGGGCGACGACGCGCGCAACGCCGCCGGCCGCCTGATCCGCGTCACCGAGCACTATGTGCGGATGAACTACGAGGATCATGATAGGCCGGGACTTTATCGCGTGACCACGGGCGGCGAAGGCGAGGTGCTCAAGCGCGACGGCGAGCCCGATGTCATCGAGGTAGACGAGATCCCGTTCGCGGCGATGACGCCGGTCATCGTCACGCACCGGTTCTTCGGCCGCTCGATTGCCGACCTGGTGATGGACATCCAGCGCATCAAGACCGCGCTTTTGCGCGCGCTGCTCGACAATGCCTATCTGGCCAACAATCCCCGCACCGAGGTGCCGGAGAGCCACGCCACCGAGACCACGCTCGACGACCTGCTGGTGTCGCGGCCGGGCGGGATCGTGCGCACGAAACTGCCGGGCGGCCTGAGCGTCATCGCGCATCCCGATGTCGGCGGCCACGTCTTCCCGTTGCTGCAATACCAGGATGCCACGCGCGAATGGCGCACCGGCGTGTCGCGGCAGGGCCAGGGCGTCGACCCCAATGTCCTGCAGAACCAGGTCGCAACCATCGCCAACCAGATGTTCAACGCGGCGCAGGCGAAGATGAAGATGATCGCGCGTATTTTCGCCGAGACCGGCATCCGCGACCTGTTCGCGCTGCTGCACGCGGTCGTCCGCAAGCACGGCTCGCAGCCGCAGACGGCGCGGCTGCGCAACCAGTGGATCACGGTCGACCCGCGCGACTGGAAGGCGCGCAACGACATGACCATCAATGTCGGCCTCGGCACCGGCACCAAGACCGAGCAGCTCGCGCATCTGAACATGGTCATCGGCGCCCAGGAGAAGGCCATCGCCGCCGGGCTGGTGAGCCCGAAGAACCTCTATAATTCGGCGAGCGAGCTGACCAAGCTCGCGGGCCACAAGAACGTCGGCCTGTTCTTCACGCCGCCCGGCACGCCGCCCGATCCTGATGACCCGGCGTCGGCCCCGATCCAGCCTCCGTCCGATCCGAAGGCGCAGGAAGCGCAACAACGCATCGAGCTCGAGAAGGCCAAGGCCGCCGCCGATGGGCAGCTCAGCGCCCAGAAGCATCAGGCCGACCAGCAGATGAGCGCGGCCAGGATCGCGGCCGATACGCAATTCAAGCGCGAGCAGCTCAAGATCGAATTCGATCTCAAGGTGCAGCAGATGAACGCGGAATTCGCGCTGCGGCGCGAGCAGATGGCGGCCGAGATGGCGTTGAAGCGCGAGCAGATGCAGCTCGACGCGCAGGTCAGGCACGGCAATGCGAATGCGCAAACCCACTCGAACACAGCCGATGCGAGCGCGGCTGGGTCGAGCGGGGTCGACGGCGTGCGCATGGGAGGAGAGATCGGGTGATGATGAACTAAAGCGGTTCCCGTTCGCACGAACGCAGGATGGCAGCCACAGTCTCTCCTCCGTCATTGCCGGGCTTGACCCGGCAATCCATCTTCTTCGCAAAACACATCTTACGAAGCGGATGGGTGACGCCGGAGAATGGGTAAGAGCTGAGCCAATCCGCCACACTGGCACAAGAAGCTGTTGACTTTGTAACCCGAATCTTCTATAAAAGCGCATCATCTAAAAATGTGAATTGAACGCCGCTTCTGCGCCGCAGGGTCGATCATCGACCGGTGGCCGGCGCGGTCGTTACGACATGGCATCCGCCGCGCGGAGCCCATGACTGCGAGCGGCTGCGCAACGCGCGCTGCTCTCCGGAACAACCAGGCAGAAGCGTTCGACGCCGAGCCGCGCATGGCAGCGCGATCGACGGCGCGTGCACGTGAGAGGGGAGGTCTGACGATGTTGACTTGGCACCTGTTGAGAGCGGCGGCGATCGCGCGTCACCGCGCCGTGTGGCGGGCATGCGGCAGCAATCCCGCCACCTGGGAACTGCACATGGACATGATCCGGGCCGTCTATGGGTATTGACGCATGAGCGAGGACAAGCTGCAGGCATCGATCTCGCGCGCCGAGCGCGCCCAGGCGCTGCTCGGCAACGAGCTGCTGCAGGAGGCGTTCACCAAGCTCGAGGACGATTACACCGCGGCCTGGAAGACCTGGCCGGCGGCCGACGCCGCCGGGCGCGAGCGCCTGTGGCAGGCGGTCAACGTGCTCGGCAAGGTGAAGGACCATCTCGCGCGCGTCGTCGCGGACGGCAGGCTGGCGCAACGGCAATTGAGCGACCTGGTTCACAGGCCGCAATAACCGAGGACCATCATGGATCTGAACAACGAGGCCGGATTGAACACTGAGCGATCTGCCAGCGCGCAATCTCCCATCGCGCAATCTCCCATCGCGGTCGTGCCGGCGCCCGCCGGCGACAGCCCGATGGATGCGCGCGCGGCCGCGCGCTCGCTGGCGGCATGGCGCCGCAATCGCGACCAGCAGCCCAATACATCGAATGATCAGCCGCAGCTCAGGGCGCGCGCCGAACGCGCCGCGCCGCATGGGCCCGGGCAGGAATCGAGCCCCGCGCAGGCGGGAAGCGATGCCGGCGAGCGCGAAGCTCCCCCCGGCGAGACCGAAAGTGCCGATCCGGCAGCCGAGCCCCGCCCGGAGGCGGGGGCGGACCTGCCGCCCATCGACCCGCCGAGGTCTTGGACGAAGGAAGACAAGGACCTCTTCACGAGCCTCCCTCGCGCGACGCAGGAGCGAATGGCCGAGCGCGAGCGGTCACGGGAGGGCGACTTCAACCGCCGTCAGCAGGAGGCCGCGGAAAAGAGCAAGGCCCTCGAGGCCGAACGCTCGAAGGCGGAACAGGTAAGGCACCAGTACGAGGCCGCGCTGCCGCAGCTTCTCCAGACGCTGCAGCAGCAACAGGCGGGCGAGTTCGCCGATATCAAAACCTTGGCGGACGTCGAACGCTTGGCACGCGAAGACTGGCCCCGCTACGCTCTATGGGACGTGCAGCAAAAGAAAATTGCTGAGGTCGGGCAACATCTCGCGCTGGCACAGCAGCGGCAAGCCCAGGAGCGCGTGCAGCAGTTCTCGGAATTCGCCCGACGCGAGGACGATCTCTTCAAGGAGAAAGTCCCTGATATGGCGGACGCCAAGAGAGCCGCAGGCTTGCAGACCGCGGCGCTCGCGGTGCTCAAGGAGCTGGGCTTCCAGGAAACAGAACTGGCGCAATCGTGGCACGGCCAGAGGGACTTGTCCCTGCGTGACCATCGCGTGCAGCTCCTGATCCGGGACGCGACCTTGTGGCGCGATGCGCAAGCCAAGGCGAAAGCGGCGGCAACCAGACCTGTCCCGCCTGTCCAGCGGCCCGGCGTCTCGCAGCCCAAAGGCGCTGCGCAAGACGCGCAGATCCAACACCTCACCCAGAAGCTCGAAAAAACCGGCAACCTCAAGGACGCGGCCGCCCTGCTCAGGGCGCGCCGCGCCGGCACTCGTTAGAAGGGCTAAGATCATGGCTGTCCCCAGCAACACCTTCCAGACCTATCAGGCGATCGGAAACCGCGAAGACCTGTCCGACGTCATCTATCGGATCGATCCGACCGACACGCCCTGCATGACCGCGTTCGAGCGGGAAAAGGCGTCCGCGGTCAATCACGAATGGCAGACGCAGGCGCTTGCCGCCGTCGATACCGGCAATGCGGTGGTCGAAGGCGACGACGCCACGTCAGACGCGGCGACGCCGTCCGTCCGGCTCGGCAACCTGTGCCAGATCTCGGACAAGGTGGCGCGCGTGTCCGGCACGCAGCGCGCGGTCGAGCACGCCGGCCGCGACGACGAACTCGAATACCAGGAGACGCTCAAGGGCCTCGAGCTCAAGCGCGACATGGAATCGATCCTCGTCGGCACCAACCAGGCCAAGGCCGCCGGCGATGGAACGACGAACCCCCGCAAGACGGCATCGATCCTGTCCTGGATCAAGACCAATACCGACAAGGGCAGCGCCGGCGGCGCGGCCGATCCTTCGGCGGCGGATGGCACCGGCACCCGCACCGATGGCACCCAGCGCGCCTTCACCGAGGCGCAGCTGAAATCCGTGCTGCAGAAAATCTGGAACAGCGGCGGCAAGCCCGACACGATCTTCACCGGCGGCTTCAACAAGCAGGTGTTCTCGACCTTCACCGGCCGTGCCACGCCAACCGAGGAT